TCACTTTAGAACATCTAAATCCATTTACAAGATTTACACATTCATAACATCCTATACAAGAGTTACAATAGTTACAACAGTCACAATAGTTACAACAGTTACAATAGTTACAATAGTTACAAGAATCACAATAGTTACAAGAATCACAATAGTTACAAGAATCACAATAGTTATTTTCCATCATAAATTCTTCACATTGGATAAAGCTAATTTATACGCCCCAGTTAATTCATCAACACACATTGTAAGATACTCACCAATCTCATCCTTAGCACCAAATCCTCGACCTTTAGTCAAATCAATAGCTCCTTTAAGAATAACTGATGCTGCAATTCGGTCATCAGTAGTATATGCTCCCTCCACTTTCGCAGGAGTTTCTACAATCTTCTCCGATTCTGTAATAGTAGTATCATTCTTCTTAGCACTATCAAAGTCAACCTTAGTTATATTTGTGTACTTGTCCTTTTGAACAATAGTAACTTTAACTTTTCCTCCAATACCTACATCTTTTTCTAAGTAATCAACTTCTTGTGATTGCCACTTTGTATTTAATGTCGCTTCGGCGTCGGGCATTCCAACATATTCACAAATAACATATTTAACTATCACTAGTCCCGAATCTTTTTTATTTATTTCTTTTATTTTTATTTCTTCCATTTAAACCCCCTTTCAGTAACTTCTTAAGAATCTTTTTGAAATCATCCTCGTGAAGTTTTTTGAGTATTCCTAGGGCTCTCTGATAACAACGTGTCATAAATTTCTGTTTGTTTTTATCTGCGTATGCCATTGTATTCCTCTTCTAGTTTAGCATACTTAGCCACATCGCTATCATGTTCAGCTTGTGCCATAATCTTTTCCGCTTCTTCTGGTTTCATAATTATACTAAGAATAAAGACTTTATAAACCTTCGCCTAACTTATCAGAAGTGTATCTCCAACAAACTCCGCTTAATTCTGCGGTATCTGTTAAGTCATCGTTTGCGTCTGCCCCTAATCTTTTCAATCTACAATGAACACATTTATCCGTAGAGCTTGGCAAATCAATCCCTGTAATTTCAGCGACTACTAAACCATTACTTTGTGCCACTACGTTACTTGTAACCGTTAAGGTTTCTTGGGCGTTGGCTGTTGTATCTTCTCCCGGACTTGCATATAAATATTCTAATTGCCAAACTGCACTTTCTGTTATAACTGATGTGTTACTTGACCAACCAATTAATAAAGTAGAAGCTTGTGTTATATCCATATCATCAGGCACTTTATAATTAAAAACAACTGTGTCATCTGTCCCATCTGAAAATTCCCATGCTCCACTTATCCCATGGTCTATATATTTTGCGGGTTTAGTCCCGGGGGCTTTAATTCCAGAGAAGTCTAACCATTTTCCTTTTTTAACCCTCGCTGTCCCATGCAAATTAATCTCTCCATCAGTTTTAATCTCTGTGTAGTTTGTAGTGTCTGCCCCTATCCTTGCATCTCCTACGACTTGGAGTTTAGCGTCAGGTGTTGTTGTTCCTATTCCTACATTACCATTAGTGTCAATTCTCATTCGTTCAGTTCCTGTTGTTGTTGTTGTATTGGCGGCAGTATAAAATCTGTGTCTTGTTGCGGCGTTCATAGTTGAAGTTCCACCACCCCAAATTAATTGGTTACTTGCCAAACCATTCGTTGCGAATAATACTGCGACATCTTTCTCAGCATTTAAATAATGTTTAGCTCCGATTCTTGCGTCTTTTGTTGCTTCATTTACTGCACTATCCCCTAAACTTAAAAGAATTTGATTTCTAGATCCGATTATATCTAACTGGGATGTTTGATTTGATGTTCCTATTCCTACATTTCCTAAAGCATTTATAGTTATGTCACTCCAAGCGGATAAACCTCCATGACCATTCATTTTGAAAACACTTTCAGAAAAATCATAACCGACGTATGCTTTAGAAGAAGTACCCTCCGCTGCAAATTTTATAAATGGGTCTCCTTCTCCACTATTTGATATTTGTAATCCGGAAGGATTACCATAAATTTCTATAAGATTATTTGGGGGAAGGGAAGAACCAATCATTACGCTATTCGTTGTTGTATTCCCTGCGTCTGTAATAGTTTGTAAAGTTTGGGATGCGTTCTCATCATCAACATATTTTTTATTAGCAATTTCCTTGTCTGTTCTACATTCAATGTCACACGTTCCAATCTTGATATTAATTTGGTCAACGATATTCTTATCGTCCATATTATCAAAGTTCCCTGCTCCCTCTGGACGTGTATAGTTTCCCTTATCCCGCTTTGTAGAACGGTCTCTAATCAATCTTTTTGTATTAACCATAGAATTACTTAAGAAAGAAACTATTTAAAATTATGTCATTGTTACGGTCTTGTATGCTGTACCGTTCCACACCTTTAAATTGTGCGTTGTAATGTCCATATAAATCATTCCCTCGTTTGGGGCTGTTGGTAAATCCGCAGTTGCTTTATTAGGTGCTGTTAATTCCGAAGGGTTACAAATATCACCGATTAATTCAACCATCTTATTTCTCCTTTGGCTTAACTGCCGCTTTTATTTTTTTCTCGGACTCTAAAAAAACTTTATAATCTGCTAAAATATCTCCAGACATTTCAGACTCTTTATATAGAACTGCAAATTTTTCTCCTCTTAGAACTTGACCTTTATAACTCATCTTATGCCTCCGTATTCGTAATAGTATAAATACTTTTTTTATGAATAATTTGAATCTGCCCCATTTGCCATGACCTAAAGATTGTAGATTTTCCTTCGTTCTTGATTACTGCACTTTCAAATCCGATTGCACTTTGCCATTGTGCTGTCTTCTGTCCGATTATAATCATTGCTTCATCATCAGTAACTGATGTAGTCTTTACAATAGTTAATCCTGCCACTTGTCCCATCTTTCCATTAGAAACAATGTCCGCCGTCTTGAATGTAGGGTTGTTAATTACCTTAGAGTTCTGCATTAAAGAAGCGTAATCGTGTGGGTTTACTAATAAATATCCGCCTGCTTGTGCGTCGTAGTTGTTTTCGTCCATTGCTTGTATTCCTCTTAAAATATCATTCACTGGATTTTGATTTGTAGCTGTTGCGTCATCCCATGGTGCTACTGCTGCGATTGTTCCACTTGTAGAAGTTGCTGCTGTTAAAGCTGCGTAAATTGCGATATCAATAGAGTTAACGATTGCTTCTGCAATACCATCCACTGTTCTACTTTGCATATTGAATTGTCCTAATCTTAAATCTTCCATAGAAATCTCTGCTTCTGCTCCGTACTTAATATGGTCTGAACTTGTTTTAGTCCATGCTCTATTTACCGTTGGATATTCTGACATTTTTCCTATTCCTTTTATATTTCGTGTTCCCGACGCTGTCAAAATTGTTGCGTCTTCCTCGTAATATGTTTCAGTCATATCTGAAGATTTCATTTGTTTCAATAAAGGCATTAATTTAAATTTCTTTGCTGCCAAAACTGTAACTACCTTAGATATATTCTCTCCTCTTAAATTGTCTGCTCCTGGTTGTGTTGCCATTAAATGGTTACTCCTACATGTACTTCTCCACTTGTTCCGGTTGCGATTGCTTCAAGAGCTTTACCAACACAATCACCTGTTATCAATTCTGCTGCTGTACATACCTTAATAGTATTTGCTCCACCAATAGAAACTAATTGTCCTGCTGCGATTCCTGCTCCGCCGTTATCTTTTAATTTCCAAATTCCGGTTCTACAAAGTCCTAAATCTACAACTGCGTCAGTTGCGGTCTTTTCTGTCATTGTAATTCCTGCAAAAGTATCACTATCCGCGGAGGTTGCGGCTGCTGTTCTTGGGTCTGTCATTTTTAATAATGTGAATTGTGGTATTGCTGTTCCTGTTGCCACAGTCAAATCATATACTGCATAAGGTCCCTCAACTTGTATTGCTTCGTTTGCCATAATTAGTCTTATAATGAATACTATTTAAATCTTTGGTATTTAGGCACTAATAAAGGGGTGCGAGAAATTTGGCAAAATTAGAATAATTTTCACATTTCTGCGGATTCTTCTTGTAATTTCTCGAGGACGAATGTGTTTAGATCGATTCCTATTTCACAATCCTTAACCAATTGTTTATGTTTCTTATCTTGTTCTACTAGAATATCATTCAATTTCTTAACCGTTTCTTTTGTCTTTTTAATCTCTTCTTTTAGAATTGTTTTGGTTAACATTATAATTGTACCTCTCCTCTTTCAAATCGTGCTGTAAATTCCTCATCTGTTTCTTCCTTAGGTTTCTCAGGTTCTTGCCCTGCCATAGACTTACCGCCTAGTTGTATTTTTGCTTTAAGTTCTTCTGCTCTCAATAATTCTATTTCTACTTTGTCGTTTTCCGCTTTGAGTTTTTGATAATGGTCTGTAACCTTTTCAATGCTAGTATTATTCTCTTCTCCGTCGGATTGAACTTCACTTTTATTTGTATCTTCATTTGTTTCTTCCATGTATATTCATATATTGTTTACTATATAAATGTTCCTAATTTGTGTATGCTGTCTTTTCTAACTCATCTGCTCTTGCTATATTCTCTGCTCCGCCTGCTCTTCTCAATCTCCAAACCTCTTGCATTATTTCCGCGTCTGCTAAATCTTCTGCGTCTTTTTCTTCCTTTTCTAATTTCTTCTTTTCATCAATCTCTGCATACCTTTCAGTTTCCTTTTTATTATATTCTTCCTTTCGTGCAATAGAGTCCTCATCTGATTCTCTTCTTTCCTTAGAAAAATCACTCTCCCCTTGTTCGTCTATTCTTGCTGTTTCTTCTCTTGCATTATTTGCTGTTTCTTCTAAAATTTTAAGTCCCTCTGCTACTCCTGTTACCTTAGTCATTATACCTGGTACTGCTGCAAACGGACTCCATAAAAGTATGTCTTCCCATATTGTAGTGTCTGATAATTCTTTCGCTATTGCTAAATGTTCGTCTACTATGTCCCAATCTTCTTGAGTTTCTGCATTTGAAATTAAATCTCTAATTGGTATCATAATTGATTCGGGTGCTTCTGCCTGTCCCCACCTTCCTAAATATATTGATGAAGCCCATGCTCCCCCGAACGCCATTGCCTTTGTACTAAAAACTTTACCCATTATACTACTTGTCAATCTCATTGTTTTTGCATTAATTGCTATCTCTCCTACTTTTGTTACTGTTGGTGTTGCTATACGTGCTGCTGTTGCTGTATATGACGACGCTGTTACTGCCGCCTGTTGGGCGAATCCCGATTGTATTGCTGCCTGTGTTGCTGTCGCTCCACTCCCAAATAATAATGACGCCCCTGCTGCTACTCCTCCTGCTCCTACTGCTACTGCCCCGAGTCCTAGAGTTGCCCCTATTCCTGCTCCTATTGCCAAACTCTTTACTTTATCCCCAGTTGTAAATTCTTCCCTTTGTCCTTGTTGTGTTAGATCAATAACTCCCTCTTTGTCTGGTGCTTGCATTCCTTCCGATGGTTGATTCAATTCAATCCCCTTATCTTCCTGTGGTTTATTAAGTTCAATTGATGATGATTTTTCATTTACTAACTTTCCATTTTCCGCTTTTAATTTTCCAGTAGTTCCGCTATATTGTTTGTATGTTGCTTCAGTATCTTCCTGTGTTCCCTTTTTACTAGACTTTTTCTTTTTCTTCTTCTTCTTCTCTTTAGTCATTTGAGTATCTTCTTTAGGTGCGACATAATCTTTTTTCTTCTTCTGCTTCTTTGTTGGATTTAAATATATTGTTCCTGCCATTATAGTTTTTGAATTACCCTCTCCATTATTTTAGTATTGTTATTAATCACTTTTTCAGTTCTAAGCATAAACCACATTACCATGCAAATTGGAAAACCGAAGTTTGATAGTAAGGCTATATATTCTTCCATTATTCTCCTGACCCCGCAGTTGTTTCCGATGGTTTAGTTTCTGTTTCGTCTCCGTCTTTCTTTTCATCTGATAACATTTCGTTCTCCAAAGATACTGGAAATGTTAACTCTATGATTAAGTTTAACTGCGCCATACATTGCTCCTCGATGAATAATTGTTCTTCCTCTATATTCTGTTGAAATGCTAAATATGCTATCTTTGCACTTGACTCTGTAAACTCTCCACTTCCCCCTAGAATAATCTTTGGTACTCCTACCGCTTCATAAAAGAAATTACCTTGTGCTTCAATCCACGCCTTAGGGTCTAATGTTGCATTTGGTGCTACGGTTATTAATTCAGATTCCGATACATCATAAGGCTCATAAATATTTGCACTTACTGTCTTTGTTGCTAAATCCATCTTTGCTTTATATGCTGCAATTTCTGTTGGGTCATCTGTCTTTAATTTAAACTTCCATCTTGGAGTTACGTTATCGTGCATTACTTGTTTATAATCTGTGATTGATTCATTACGTGCTAATATGATATTCTCGACGCTGTCAATTACTGATACTCCATGTATTTGGTCTCCTATTCTATTCCTCGATAAATGAAATATCTCTTCAGGTTTAAATTTTGTAATCTTTCCTTTTAGAGTGTCCTCATATCTTTTTAACATTCCATTCTTTCCCATAACTATACTTACCCTACTTGGATTCAAAGGTTTCAAATTAATTAAGTTCCCCTCATCATCTCTGATTATTTCACAAAATGAATCCCCACCAATATAATAAGTTCTAACCATGTTCTCAAGAATTGTATTAAATGTATCTAGTCCATTTCCCCTAATTGTATCTAGTAACATTTCTGTTTGTTCATCTGCTGTAAAACCTTTCCCAATAGTCCATGTAGATTTTGCGTTTATGGTTGCGTGTAGTTCTGCGATTGTTTTAAAATATCCTAGTTGTTGATTCCAGTTTGAATTAGTCCAAATTGTTTCACTCAATTCATTTGGAGAATCTAAGCTATCAGTAGCGACGCTGTAATCGTCTGGGTGACTAACTTCCCCTACAACCATTGATGTTACTTTATTGTCTGCCATTTTATAATCCTAGTGTTATTTGTAATTCTTTAATTCCCATTTGTTCTTTCCAAACGTCTACTCCAAACCCATCGCTTTTCATTTGTTCTCCCATATCAAAACCTTTATGCAAAACCTTACCTATAAGTCTTCCGTATTTCCCTACTCGGTTTGTTTTGTCGATTAAGATTTCTACTTGTGCCCCTAGTATCATCTCTGCTAAATGATTTCGTGCCTCTACTCCATGTTCTTCATTAAGTTCTGCTGCCATAATGTTCGCCATTCTTATTGGGAAATCAAAATCCCTAAAACTACAACTTACTCTTATAGTATCACCGTCATGAACTTTAACAACTCTTGCGTCGAAGTCTTCTGCTATCTGTTGGTGTGGACTATCGAAATAAT